CGGAAATGTGGAAGTGATGAAAGCTATAAATGTAGAGTATGAAAAAGCTTTAAATAACTTAAAAGCTAATGGTAGTAAAACAGACAAAGCAAGTACAGAGTGCGCAAGCGAATTTATAGAAATAATAAATAATATAATAAATTTAGAAGGGTTAGTAATAGAAATAGTAGGGAATTGGGTATGGGTAACAGGTAATACAAAAGAACATAAAGAAGTATTAAAAGCAAGTGGATTTTATTATGCAAGCAAAAAGAAAGCTTGGTACTTCAAACCTGCCGACTATGTAGCTAAAAGTAGAAAACATTATTCACTTGATGAAATCAAAAGTAAATATGGAAGCACTAAAGTAGAAGGGGGAGCAACTAAAAAAAGTGACTATAAAAAATTAGCATAAAAAATTTAATAAAAGTGTTGCGTTATCGCAACACTTGGGCTATAATTTAAGTATAAATAAAATAAATAAATAAAAAGGTGGTAGGGAAAATGTTAAGAGATAGAATAGAAGCAAGAATTGAAGCTTATGAGGATATGGCAAGAGGTTTGAGTAGTGAGAATACCTTTAAAATAGAATATCAAGCTAAAATAAAAGAACTTAAAGCAGTTTTATCTATGATAGAGGAAGAAGCCGAAGCTAATGCTTAAAGAAATAGATAAGTTAAAAGAAACTATTAATAAATGTTTACTCTTAGAGAAAACTCTAGGAGTAGACCTATCAACACAAATAGAAGCACTAGAAAAAGAATTAAATAAATTAGTAAAGGGGAACTAATATGAATTGTTTTGATAGTGAAGCTTGGATTAAAGAAATGGAAAGCTTAAATAATGCAGAGGAAAAACCTATTTGTTATGAGGACTTAGAAGAATATGAGATAATGACTGAAAGAGATTTAAAAAATGATTTATAAAAAATTTTAAAATATTAAATAAAGTTGTTGCAAAAGTGCAACAATATATATATAATTAAAGTGTAAAATAAATTATTAAAAAAGGGGCTAAAAAATATGTGTAATGGGTATTGGGAAAGTTGTTCTTGTATTGAGTGTAAAGAGGTAGCAGGATTATACGAAGAATTAGAATGGTTAGAACAGGACACAGAGTTTAACCAAGAAGGAATAAAAGAAATAGAAAATAAAATTGAAAGTATGGGCTATTCTATATAGCCCTAGAAAAATAATAAGGTGTTGATAATATGAAAATAGTAATTAAAAAAGTTGGAGAAGCAGGAAAAGTTGTAGAGGTAGAAAATACCCTAGAAACTTTTCAAAATATAGTAGGTGGATATATAGAAATTTATCCTTTAAGGATAACAGGTTTAGTAATTGTATGTAATGAAGAAGGGTTATTACAAGGACTAAAACCTAATTGTATATTAGGGCAAGATGTTATAGTAGGAGATATAGCAATAGTAAGACAAGGCGAAGAAGATTTTGAGGGCTTAAATGAAGCAGAAATTAGAGCATTAAGAAGGTTTGGCTTAGTAGAATAAAAGTTTGGGCTATTTATAGCCCTTGCTTAAAAAAAAGTAGGTGGAGTTTATGAAGGAATTAGAATTTATAAATAATGAGAGGGTAAAGCTTCAACAGGAATATCTAAAGGAAGCTAAAAATGTATGGACTGAATTTGAGGGAGAAGAAGCAGAGAAAAAATATAAATCAGTTTATAACAGGTACAGGAATAAAGATAAGTTCTTAGAAGTATTACAAAGTAGGCTAGAAAGTTGTTTAGAAGATATAGAGTATTATAAGGGAATGTAAAATGTATTTAAGACTATGGAGATTAATGACTATCAAGCAAAAGGAAAAATGGATAAAAGATAATATTAGGAGGTATTGGAAATGAGTTTAGCAAGTGCAATAGAAAAAAATGTATATATGAAATTAGTTGAGGTGCAAAGTAAATTAAAAGCACCTAAGAGCCAATTTAATAAGTTTGGTAATTATGCTTATAGAAACTGCGAGGATATTTTAGAAGCTTTAAAACCTTTATTAAATGAGGTTAAAGCAATTATTAATATTAGTGATGATGTGGTATTAGTAGGGGATAGATACTATATAAAAGCTACTGTAAAGTTTATATGTGCCGAAAGTGGAGAAATAATAGAAGCTTCGGCTATGGCTAGAGAAGAAGAAAACAAAAAAGGTATGGATAGTTCACAACTAACAGGCTCAACTTCTTCATATGCTAGAAAATATGCTTTAAATGGATTATTTGCTATTGACGATACAAAAGATAGTGACACTACAAATACACATAATAAAGAAGCAGGAAAAGCTTCAAATAATGAAATAATATCAGAAGCACAAGTTAAAAGATTATTTGTATTAGCTAAAGGTAAAGATACAGATAAAGTTAAAGGAATAGTTGATAAATATGGTTTTAAATCAAGTAAAGATATAACAAAAGATAAATATAGTTCTATATGTGAAGAAATAGAGAAATTATAAAGCTAGGGAAATGCCCTAGTTTTATTTATTTTAGGGGGATTTTATGGACATAAAAAAATGTAAATATAAAATAGTAGTAGATAGCAGAGAGAAAGTAAATAAGCATATATTAAATAGTTTTGATAAAGGCTTTGAGAATAAACCTTCGCACCACGATATATACAGGGGTAAAAAGTCAACTTATACAGAGCCTATTGGGTATTATGTGCAAGAAAAAGGGCTTAAAGTAGGGGATTATACTATTGCAGTACAACTTCCAAACAAAGATATTATTAATTTTAAAGATAAAATAGTAATTGAAAGGAAGCAGGATTTAAACGAGTTATGTTGCAACTTATTTGATACTAAAAGCAAGAACGAAGAAGGACTAACAAGATTTGAAAGGGAGCTTAAAAGAGCATATGAGCAGGGCATAAAAATTCATTTAGTAGTTGAAATTTCAGATATGCACTCAAAGATATTATCTAGTAAACATTTTAGATATGACAAAGCTTCTAAAGTTGCACCTGCTTCATTTTATGCTATGCTTCACTCTTTAGCTTCTAGGTATAATGTATCTATTTGGTATACTGATAAAAGCAATAGTGCAAGATTAATACACGACATACTTTTTTATGGAGCTAGGGAGTATTTGAAGAAATTTAGTTAAAATCAAAATTTTAAGGGAAGTTGGTGTAAGATATGTTTGAGTTTTTTGAAAAAGTATTTATGAAAAAAGCATATAGATGTTTTAGTTGCAAGAAAATAACAACAAATCCAAAGCCATATAGGAATGATTATTATATATGTCCTTATTGTTGTGGAATAATTGGGAAGATATATATACCAAAAAATTCATTAAAATAAAACATTTAATGAAAATTGGAGGAATTATGGAAATTAAAAAGACAACAGAAGAACTATTAAACGGTATTAACGAAGTTATATCACTTATTGATTATTACAAAGGAGGTGTTGAAATAAATATTGACACTTTCAATTCTTATGCCTTAAATTCTCAGATTAAAATTTTAGAGAAGATAGAAACACTTGAAGAGGTTTTAAGATTGTTTGGTATAAGCTCTTATGAACAAGATGGCAAAGTAGTTCTAAAGAATAATAAAGAGGTTGAGTAAACTATGAAGAAGGTTATGTTTAGTGCAATCATATTTACAACAATATTAACAACTGGTTGTGATACTAATGATAAAGATAACTTAACAATAACAATAGAACATTATGTAGATACAACCGAAACAGTAAAAATTAATACTTTCAATGGGTTTAAATTAATAAAATCAAAAAGAATAAATAATAAAGATGGAAGTATTAGGATAATTTTAGACTTTGATAAACCATTAAAATAAATTTTTACGAGGAATGATAAAGTGAATATATATATAGTAACATCTGAAAATATTAAAAAGTGTAGTGATTGCAGAAAAGATATAAATAAATCAGATATATTTTATATGATTTCACTTGCACAAAACAAAAATAATGGAATTAGTTTTTATTTATGCAAAGAATGTAAGGATAAATTAAAAAATACATTAAATGCAGAATAAAAAATCCAATAAAATAAAGTTTTTAAAGGAAGTAATTTTCTAAAAATAAAAACTTTGAAAAACAAGGGATTTAAAGACACTAAAATTCCATTAAAATGAAAAATTTAAGGGGCTAGATATGACGAATAACAAGTATTATATAGATATAATTAATAATAAAATATGGGCTTATAAAGCAATTTTCCAACAAGAGCCTAACGCGATAATTGTACCAAGTAAAATATATGAGGTTATAAAATTAGAACTCAATAATCTAAATAAAAATATAATAGTATGTGATGATTTTAAAGAAATCAAATGTATAAATATAAAAGGGGCTAGAGTAAAATCCTAGCCTTTTTTGTCGCAAAAAAGCGATAGAAAAATATGTATTTTTTACAACAATTTGAAATATAATAAAATAAGTAAAACAAAATGTAGTGAGGTGGTAAAGTGAAACTGAAAGAGTATAGAATTAACAAAGGTTATACTCAACAAGATATGGCAGAAATTTTAGGGATTACTCAACAGTCTTACAGTAATAAAGAAGCAGGTAAAAGGGGATTTAATGCAAAAGAACTGCTTATATTACAAAAGATACTAGATGTTAATATTTCAGAAATATATGAGGATTTAAGCAAGGAGATAGACAAAAGATTAAGCAAAAACAACTAGGGGGATATATCATAAATGAAGGAAAAATATTTTATAGCACTTGATACAATGAGTATAGACGAATTAGAAATTTGGAGATTACTTTATAGGTATTCAAATTATGAAACAGGAGTTACAGGCTATACAATAAATCAATTAGTAATAGGGGCAGATAAAAGACTAAATTTAACAACACAAAAGGTTAGAACTATACTAAAAAAATTTGAAAAACAAGGGTATATAAAATTTTTAACAAGTGGAAGCAAAGGTAAAGAAAGTACTTTATTAATAACAATTAAGCAACAACTATTCAACAATAATTCAACAAATAAAAGTGAGAGTTTACAAGGTGTTGAAGATTTACCTAACAATAATCTAACAACTAAGCAACAACACTACAAAGAGAAAAAGAATAATAATAAAAATAATTATGATTTAATTATTGAAGCTTATACTGATAATATTAATTTAATTGAAACTATAAAAGACTTTATAAGTATGAGAAAAACAATTAAAAAGCCTGTTACTGATAGGGCATTAAAAACATTACTTAAAAAGCTAGATACTATAACAAATAATGATGATGAAAAAATAGAAATATTAGAAACTAGCATTAGTAATTGTTGGCTATCAGTCTATGAGCCAAAAAATAAAAAAGCACCTACTAGCATAGGTACTCAAAACAAAAATAATTTCAATGGTAGTATATGCAAGAACGACGGCAAGAATACAGAGAAAATAAAATTTATAAATAATTTTTAATATAAGAAAGGGGCTATAAGATGGAACTTAAAAAAATTATTGAGGATATAAAGTTTAATTTAGATAGTGAAGCTATAAAAAACAAAATAGCCTTAGATAGAAACTTGAAATTAAATAAGCAGGATAAATGCTTATGTTTTAAACATAGTGAAACTAATCCTAGTATGAGTTATGACAATAAAGCTAGTAAATTTAAATGCTTTAGTTGTGGGGCTAGTGTAGATATATTTGAACACTATCAAGAGTTTTATAATTTATCCTTCTTAGAAGCTTCAAAAGCTATTATAAAGGACTTTAATTTAAATATTGATATAAGTGTTAAGGATAGTGAAAGAAGGGCTAGAAAAAGCCCTACAAAGCATAATTCTTATAATAATAAAGTGTTAAGTTATTGTAATAAAAGGGGAATATCTAAAAACACCTTAGATTATGTTGGTATAAAAGAAAATAGGGATAATGTATGCTTTGAATATAAAAATGAACTAGGAGAGCATATAGCAAATAAATATAGATTTACTTCTAAAAATGCAAAGCCTAAAATGTTATTTGAAGCAGATACAAATATAAATACCTTATTTAATATGGATAAAGTAGATATTACAAAGCCTTTAGTAATTACAGAAGGGGAATTTGATACCCTTGCATTAATAGAAGCAGGACATAAAAATAGTGTATCAATTCCTAGTGGAGTGAATAGCACTAACCAATGGATAACTACGAATTGGGACTTTCTAGAACAATTTGAAGAAATAATTATATGGTTTGATAATGATGAAGCAGGTATAAAAGGGGCTAGAGAGGTATTTAATAGGCTTAGTAATAAAAGTGTAAAACTAGTTATGTGCGACTTAGCTAATGATATAAATGAGGTATTATTTAAATTTGGTAAAGGTAAAGTATTAGAGCAAATAGAAAAAGCATATACACCTTTAGTAAGTGGAATAGCTACCTTAGATATGGTAGAAGATTTTAATATCTATGAAGCAGATAAGCTAGAAACAGGAATAGAAGCAATAGATAATGAAATATTAGGTATGGTTTATGGAAGCTTAAATGTATTAAGTGGAAGGAACGGTGCAGGGAAATCTACTATATTAAATCAGATTTATATTGGGGAAGCTATAAGACAAAATCAAAAAGTATTCTTATTTAGTGGGGAACTTGTAGCAGGAAATGTTAAAGAATGGCTTCTTAGGACTTTAGCTAATGAGCAGGATCTAATCGAATTTACTGCTAAAAATAATAGAAAATATAAAATGTTAAGCACAGAAGGCAAGAAAAGACTAACTGAAAAAATTAAAGATAAATTTTACTTATATGATAGTGAAGAATACAGTATTGACATGGTATTAAATAAAATGGAAATACTAGCTAAAAGGCAAGGAGTAAAAGTATTTGTAATAGATAACTTAATGATACTTGAAATGTCTACTACTGATGAATTAAAAGCACAAAGTGAAGCTATAAAAAAATTAAAGGCTTTTGCAAAGAAATATAATGCGATAGTTCATTTGGTAGCACACCCAAGAAAAAGTTTAAATGAAGAAATTACTAAAGACGATGTTGCAGGTAGTGCAAACATAACAAATCTAGCAGACTATGTGACTATACTTGAAAGGAATTTTAAAGAGGATAGGGAGTATGACGCTAAATTAAGCATAGTAAAAAATAGACACACAGGAGTTAATGCTAGTGTAGCTTTAAAATTTGATACTGATAGAAAAAGATTTTATAGTTCTTCTTTAATGCTAGAATTAAATGTTGATTATTTTAACAATGAATTTACACAAGTTAATTTAGAAGATTTTACTTGGTAAAGGGGCTAAAGTATGGAAAAAACATTAAAACAGTATGAGCAAGTTTTAAATAGGTTATTCAATGCAGATTTATGGCTTAAAGGTAAAGGGATAGACAATTGGGAACTTATAAAGGGCAAGAAAGCTTATATAGAGTATAATAAGTTGTTAAAAGAAGCAGAACAACTCCAAAAAGATTTGCATAAACATTTTAAAATAGCTACTTATTAAGTAGCTTCTTTTTATTTAAAAAAATTTTTTAAAAAGTTGAATAAAAGTGTTGCAAATATGCAATAATAGTATTATAATTAAAGTATAGTTAATAAATAATAAATAAAAAAAGGAGATTAAAAAAAATGAGAATAGGGCAAGGAAATAGAATAGAAATGTTAAACTTTGTGGAAGAAGTAAAAAATGATTTAGTAAAAGGTGGCTTTAATTTAAGAGTTGAATTTAAAGAATTGCAAGAAATGAAATATGGTCAATTAGTAAATTCAAAATTTGCAGAAGTTTATCTAGTAGGAGATGAAGCAACAATAAAGGAATTTTTAAAAACAGTACAATAATAATAAATATTTTTTAAAAAAAGTGTTGCAAATTCGCAACAATTAAACTATAATTAAAGTATAAATAATAAATAAACTGAAAGAGGTTGATAAAATGAAAGTAAATAAAATAGCATTAATAAAAGGGAGTAATGAATGGAAGTTTATGACTGAAAGAGGCAGAAAATTTGCAAAAGAATTAAGAGAATTAAAACCAAGAGAAAATAATATAAAAACAATAGAAGTTGCTTATAGTACTAGATTAGGTTTTTATATAAGTGATAGTAAAGATATAAATTATATAGGTTGTTTAAATATAGAAAATATATGGTATAGTGTTGAAAAAGTTGTTATTGCTTTAATTGAAGATTTAATGGGATATGCAATAGTAATGGAGGTGTAATTATAGAAGAAATTTATTGTAGTATATGTGGGGAAGAATTATCGAAGGAAGAAGTACAGGATAATATAGATACTTGTATAGAGTGTTCAATGAAAAGGTTTATAATATATAAAATGAAGGAAGCTAGAGGATAAACTAGCTTCTTTTTTTGTCTAAAAAAGGCGAACGAAAATTGGTATATACGTACGTATATATATACATAAATATGTAGAATTATGGTATAATAAGAAGGTAAGCGAGGTGGATAAATGAAGGTAAATAAGACAATAAGCATTGATTTAGAAGTACTAAATGAAATGGTAGCATATTGTAAAAAGAATAATCTTACATTTAGTGGGCTAGTGGATCAATTATGGAAAGCTTATAGTAGGACATTTAAGATATAGGGATAAATGGGGAGTAAATAATATATGTTTTTAAAAGGGGCAGGACAACAAGCTTCTAAGATAGCCCTAGAACTAATAATAAAGGGCTTTAGATATGAAGATTTAAAGGAAATAATAATAAAAGAAACAGGCTATAAAACACAGGCAGAACTAGAATATTTTGAAGATAAATTGTATGAGAAGCTAGAAAAATATTCTATGTATATTTGGGCTAAAGATATAAAAACAAATGAAGAATATTACTATCATAGTGTAAAAGAAATGGCTAAAGATACAGGAATGACAGAGAGTTGTATTAATGGTAGCATTTATAGCTTACATCTAGCTAATAGTATGTTCAAAGTTGAAAAAAGATATTTCAACAGTAAAGATATATGTAAGAACAAGGAAAATTTATTTAGTAAAAAAATAGGTAAGGTAAAGATAAGGCAGTATTACACAAAGGGAGGTAGGCACTTATCTAATCCTTTAAAAGTTATTGATACTCATACAAATAAAGTTATGCACTATAAAACAGGAAGAATATTTTGCAATGAGTTTGAAATGAAGGGATATAACTTATCTAAATATATATTAGAAGGATATAGATTTAAAGGCAGGTATAAAATAGAAAATGCCTTTTAAGTGGGTAATATAAATGGAATTTTTAAAAGTAGTATATATAGTATTATTTCTTTATTTTATATTTGAAATAGTATTATTTATAGATAGAAAAAACTCTAGGAGGTAAGGATTATGAACAAGATTTTAATTAGTGGAAGATTAACAAAGGAAGCAGAACTTGGCTACATAGCAGTAACAGGAACACCAAAAATGACATTCTCTTTAGCAGTAGAAAGAAACTATCAAAAGGATAAACACAATAAAAAAGTAGACTTTATAAATTGTGAAATGATAGGAAAGCATACAGAAAATTTATGCCAATACCTAACTAAAGGTAAAGCCCTTATGGTAGAGGGAGAATTAAATATAGATAACTATGAAAAAGACGGAGAGAGAAGAAGCTTTACAAAGGTTAAAGTTGATAAAGTTGAGTTCCAAGCTTCAAATAATAAATTTGAAGAAGCAACTGTAAATGGAGAGTTCCAAGAATTAGCTACTGATGATATACCTTTTTAGTTAATATATGGGGGAGTTATGGAACAAATTATAAATGATATAATCAATGAAATTATAGAGCATAAAGAGAAGGATAAAAATATGCAAGTAGATAACAAGGTAATAAAACCAAATCACTATAAAGCAGGGGAATTTGATGTAATTAAATTTTGTCAAATTCACGATATAAACTTTGAACTAGGTAATGTAATTAAATACGTTACACGTGCAGGTAAAAAGGAAAACAATTCTGAATTACAGGATTTATACAAAGCTAGAGAATTTTTAAACAGAAGAATTAAATATTTAAGGGGAGAATAATTAATTGGATATATATGGAAGCTATTTAAAGCGATTTTAAAGTGCTTTGAATAAGTTCGTTTACTAATCTTACCATTAAATAAAATCAAGTGCTTAAAATTGAAATTTAAAAAATATTTTGGAAATATTTGGTGTTAATAAAATATCAAATAAAGCATAACTTTAAATAGTGATTTCTGAAAGTATTGAAAATACTACATTCCAATTAACTATACCCTAAACGTATATTTAAAGGACAGTTTAAAATGGATAAATATGGAATAAAAAGAGGGCAGAAATTATGAGGAACACTTTAGGAGATTTAAACAATCATTTATTTATGCAACTTGAACGTTTATCTGATGAAGATATTACAGGAGATAAGCTTAAAGAAGAAATACAAAGAAGCAGAGCAATAGCAGGAATAGCAAAAGAAATAATATCTAATGCAGACATAGTATTACAAGCAAAGAAATTTCAAACTGAATATATACAGGAAGAAATACCTAAGATGTTAGAGGGCTAGATCCATATGAAAGCTAAAACTAAAAGAAGGTGGACCTTAGAAGAAAAACAATATTTAGAAAGTATACATAAAGGTAAAGGATATAGAGAACTTGCAGAGTTAATGACTGAAAAGTTTGAGCAGGAATATTCTTTAAATCAAATAAAGTATGCTTTGAGAAGGTATAAATTAAATACAGGATTAACAGGATATTTTGAAAAAGGCTCTATTCCTTGGAATAAAGGAAAAACAGGCTTTAAAGCTAGTGGTGGCTCATTTAAAAAAGGGCATATACCCAAGAAAACAACACCTATTGGAACTGAAAGAGTTGATACAAGGGGCTATACTCATATAAAAGTAGGTTTTCCGAATACTTGGAAGCCTAAACATAGATACATATATGAAAAACACTTTGGAGAAATACCTAAAGGCTATAATATTATGTTTTTAGATAAAAATAAAGCTAACTTTGATATAGATAATTTAATTTTAGTTAGTAATGCTCAAATAAAGCTTCTTAATCATAACAACTTAATATTTGAAGATAAAGAACTAACTAAAGCAGGAGTAAATATAGTTAAAATATTAGATAAAATTAATAACATAAATAAAACAAAGTAGGGGGAATTTATGTTTAAAAAGATAAAGATACTAGCACTATCAATGATTTTAACTACTACTATGGTAGGTTGTAGTAGTAAAACTGATGAAGCTAATAAAGATAACTTAAAGATATGTTTAATCCTTGATGAAGGTGGAGTAAATGACAGAAGCTTCAACGAAAGTGCTTGGAACGGTGCTTTACAAAGTAAAGAAAAATACGGTGTAGAAATTTCATACATAGAAAGCAAATCAGAGAGTGAATACCTTCAAAATATAGAAACGGCAGTAGATATGGAAAATGACCTTATAGTTGGGGTCGGCTTTAAAATTACTGATGTAATAGAAGAAGCTTCAAAAGCATACCCAAACCAAAAGTTCGCTATAATAGACGGAACTTATGAAAATATACCAAGTAACGTTACATCTATATTATTTGATGAAAAAGGTGCAGGATATGCAGTCGGCTTAATAGCTTCACAAATGACTGAAACTAATGTATTAGGATTTTGTGGAGGTATGGAGATACCAAGTGTGACAGGCTTTCTAGAGGGTTTTAAAGAAGCAATAGAACAAGAAGGAAAAGACATAAAAATATTAACTCAATATGCCAACTCTTTTACAGATAGTGCAAAGGGTAAAGCAATAGCACAAAATATGATTTCACAAGGGGCAGATATAATATTTACTTGTGGAGGTGGAGTTAATACAGGTGCTTGGGAAGCTTGTAATGAAGCAGGAATAAAAGCTATTGGAGTAGATATGCCAAGTTCTCAATTTTCTCCTAATATAATAACAAGTGCATTAAAGAATGTTGGTACAGGATTAGAACTTACTGTAAAAGACTTAGTAGAAGGTAACTTTAAAGGTGGAGAAGCTACTATATATGACCTTTTAAGTGGTGGAGTTGGTTACGAAGTTACAGAGCATTTATCTAATGAACTTATTGAGTATGTAAATAGCAAATTAGAAAGTAAAAAATAATGTTTAATAAGATATTATTAGCTTCTATAACTTTAGATAAAAAGAAGCTTAAAAAAGGAATTGATAAGTATTGTATTGTAGAATGTATTCCAACAATAAAGCTTCTTGATAAAGAAGAACAAAAAGAAGTTATAAAACATTTAGAAATAGTTTGCTCATTATTAAGGAAGTCATATATAAAGTATAAAGATAAGGGGATAAAAAATGGGTTTTAGTTACAAAACATATAAAGAAGTTGTAGAAGGAATTAATTTAATAGCTAAAAAGCTAGAAGAAAAAGGCGAAGATAATTATAAGTCTTTTGCAGTAGAAGAAAGTGCTTGTAGGTTAATAAGCTTAGGGAACAGTTTAAATTCTTATATAAGACATTCAAGAAGGAAGTAATAAGGGGGATAGTCAATGACTAGAGATAAAAAAAGATATATAGAAGCTTTACTTTATAATTATAAAAAGAATAAAGCTAGGCTTCAAATTTTGGAGTTAGGACTTATATCTGATGATGATTTTATTTTAGGTAGCATTGACTATTCTAAAGAAAGAGTTCAAAGTAGTAATTTATCTAGCTTAGATAATAAAATTATAGCTAGAGAAAGAGAAATAACAAGGCTTAAAAGAGATATAAAGTTAGTTGAAATATTGTTAGGTAGCTTATCAGAGAGGGAACATTTAGTTGTAAAAAGCTTTTATATAGAAAATATATCTAATGTAAAAATAGCAGATATGATAGATAGAGTTGATTTAAAGACTGTATGGAGAATTAAAGATAATGCACTAAAAAATATGACTAACTTAATTTAAAGGACTGTAAATGCAGTCTTTTTTTATTTGTTGAAAATATGCAACAAAATTTCCTTAATATTTCCCTTTTAATAAACTTTTAAAAAGCTTATTATGATATAGTGTTATTTTTATAAAATTTATATACATTTGTTTATTTTTTTTCTTTTATTTGATTTTATTTTACTTTGATTTTTTATTCTAGTGTATTAATTAACCTTAGTACACTAGCATTAAAACTCAAAAGGGGTAATTGAGTGAAAGAGAAAGCAAGAACTAAGGTATGGAAAGACATAGACGAAGTTATAAAGGCTACCATTGAAGTACCTAAAAAAATACAATGGATAGTTGAAGTTATGGAAGAAGTACCAAAAGGAGAGAAGTCTAAATTTTAGGCTTCTTTTTATTATTATCATCATTAAAGTATATAAGCCCTATAAAATGGGCTTATTTTTACTTTTAAACAAAGCAAAATAAGCTTATTTTTTTATATATAAATTTAAATAATAATTATCTAACAACTATCTAACAACAATGTAACAAATAAACATTAGTGTTTTCAATGGTTGTAGCGATTTGCTAACAACAATCTAACAACAATCTAACAACACTACAAAGAATAAATAATAAATATATAAATAATTAAAGATTTTATATTTTATATTTTAAAGGAGGTGGAACTTTGAGTTTAACTACTAAACAAGAAATATTTGTTCAAAGGCTTATAGAAGGAAATTCTCAAAGAGAAGCCTACAAATTCGCATATAATGCAGAAAATATGAAAAATGAAACAATAGATAAAAGGGCTTCTGAATTATTCTCTAAAGGGGAGATTAAGGGAAGGTATGAGGAATTATTAAATGAGCACAAACAAAAAGCCTTGTATACTAGAGAAGAAGCAGTAAATGATTTAATTTGGATAAAAGAAAAGGCTAGAGAAGATATTGAGTATAAAGGATTGAAACAAGCTAATGGTAGCCATTTTTTAAAGTCAGTAAATGAACTTTGTGTATTAGAAGGCTTATACCCAACTAAAGAAGAAGATAAAAAAGACACAGAAGAAGATATAGCTAAAGTATTAAAAGAAGCCTTGGAGGGGATTTAATGCAGTTTCACGAACTTCAAAAGAAAGTTATAGCCTCTATGAAGTATGATAATCCTAAAATAATGATTTGTAGTGGTGCTAAGCGAAGTGGAAAAACTTATGTTTTAACCTTCGTTTTTTTAATGCATATATCTAAATTTAAAGACAAAGGATATTCGTTTATTATAGGTGGAACAACTCAATCTTCTATTAGAAGAAACATATTAAATGACTTAGAAACTATTTTAGGAAAGACAATAACCTTATCTAAAGACAATCATTTTAAACTGTTTGGAAACAAGGTTTATTGCTTTGACGGTGCTAATGCAGATAGCTACAAAAAAATGAGGGGATTTACTGCCTATGGGGCATTTTTAAACGAAGCTACAACTTTACACGATAGTTTTATAAAAGAAGCTATTTCTAGATGTAGTGGAGAAGGTGCAAGAATTTATATGGACACAAACCCTGAAAATCCGACACATACTGTAAAAGTTGATTATGTGGATAAAGACGGTCAATTGCTTAGTAATGGTCAATTAAATATTAAAGCTTTTAATTTTACTTTATATGATAATACTTTCTTAAATAAAGAGTATGTGGAAAGTATAGAAGCTTCTACACCGACAGGTATGTTTTATGATAGGGATATTTTAGGCATATGGGTAGCTAGTGAAGGTGTAGTATATCAAGACTTTAATAAAGATATTCATTACATAAAGGAAGCTAATATAGGCTTTAAAAAATACTTTGTTGGGGTCGATTTTGGTTGGGAACATTATGGCTCAATGGTTGTTGTAGGGCTAGGTTTAGATAATAAATATTATTTATTAAAAGAATATGCTTATCAACACAAAGATATAGACGAATGGATTAATATAGCTAAAGATATTATAAAGGAATATGGAAGCATTAATTTTTATTGCGACTGCGCTAGACCCGACTATATTAATAAATTAAAAGTAAGTGGTATAAGAGCAATAAATGCTAGAAAAGAAGTTATGGAAGGAATTGCAACTATTGCAACTCTATTCAAAACTAATAAGCTTTTCATACTAGAAGATAATGTAGATATATTTAAGACTGAAATATACAACTATGTATGGGCTAAGGGTAAAGACGAGCCTGTAAAATCTAATGATGACGTTTTAGACAGTTTACGTTATGCAATTTATACAGATATGAAACTAACAGGAAATACATTTAATAGAAGTAAATACGGAATATAGAAAGGGGGATATTATGAGAAGATTTAAGCTAGATAAAGATATTGTAATAACAAAAGATTTAATACAAGAATTAATACAGGAACATTCAAAAGAACGTAGAAGAATATTAGAAATGAAAGCTTATTATAATGGTCAAAATAAAGCTATAAAGAACAGGCTTTATACTGATATAAATAAGCCGTCTAATAGGTTATATAGTGCATATCCTTCTTATATAACAGATAACTTTGTTGGTTATGTGCTAGGATACCCTGTAACATATAAATCAAATAATGAAGCTTTATTAGAGCAACTTAATTTAAGCTTCTTATACAATGATGAAATAGATAATAATACAACTCTAGCACAAGAGCAAAGTATTTGTGGTTATGCTTATGAATTATTATACATTGATGAAGAAGGTAAAGTAAGATTTAAGGCAATAGATACAGAAGATATGATAGTTGTATATGAAAATACACTAGAAGAAAAAGAATTGTTTGCTATAAGGTATGTGCTAGATCAAGAAGATAAAGGAATTGTATATGTATATACAAAAGAAAATATCGAAGCTTATTCAATAGATAAAGGAATACTAGGTGCAATTATAGAAGAAGAAAGCCAAGACAACTTTTTTATAGATGTTCCTGTTTGTACTTATGAAAATAACAGGCAAAGAATAGGAGATTTTGAAAAAGTATTATCATTAATAAATGCTTATGACTTTGCAAACTCTGATACTGCTAACGATTTTGAATATTTCACTAATGCTTTATTAGTTATAAGTGGTGTAACTATGAATGAGCAAGACGAAGAAGGTAGACCTTTAAACTTCAAAGATAATAGAGTGTTAAATTTTATAGATAAGGAAGGCAAAGCAGAGTATTTAATTAAAAATATAAATGATACTGCCCTAGAAAATTATAAAAATAGATTAAATTTAGATATACATAAATTTAGTAATGTTATAGACATATCTGATGAAAACTTTGGGAATAATCTTAGTGGTGTAGCTATGAAATATAAATTACTAGGTATGGAAAACATAGCTTCTATAAAAGAAAGCAAGTTTAGAAAAGGACTTATGAAAAGAATAGAGTTATTAACTCACTTTTTAAACTTAAATAATACCTTGAAAAGTGATTATACTTATACTGAAATAAGCCCTGTATTCACTAGGAACATACCTTCTAATGATGTTGAAACTGTAAATATGATAAAACAATTATACGGTATGATAAGCGATAAAACATTACTAAGTCAATTGCCATTTATAGAAGATGTTCAGTCAGAGCTAAAAGCTTTACAAGAGCAAAAGGAAAACACACTAGATTATAATAATTTAGGTGTTGAAAATGAATAATGAGCAGTATTGGGAGAATAGGGCTATTGTAAAAGATAAGCTTCTAGAAAAAGATATAGCTAAAGTAGAGAAAAAACTGTTAAAGCTATTTGAAAATGTTAAAGAAGAACTTTTGAAAGAATTGAGGGTAATTTATTCAGACCCACAATTATTTACACCTTATCAAATAAGCAATATAGACGACCTTTTGGAGAGTGTCTATAAAGCTATTGATAATTTATATAAAAAGAATGAAAAACAGGTTACAGAAGCTTTAGTTGATACATATAAAACTATGTATAATGAAGCTAGTGTTGATTTAAAAGCTTCTTTTAATACTGTAAATGAAGATTTAATTAGAGAAGTTGTAAAAACTAATTGGAGTGGATTAACTTTTTCTGATAGGATTTGGGAACATAGAGGAAAATTAAAGGTAGCTTTAAAAGAAGAACTTAGTAAAGGTTTGATAAGAGGGGATAGTTTACAAGATATATCTAGATTAATGACTGATAGACTTAATAATTCTTATTCTAATGCTATAAGGTTAGTAAGGACTGAAAGTTGTTGGATAATGAATGAAGCTACCGTTAATAATTACAAAGATAATGGCATAAAAGAATATGAGTTTATGGCATTTTTAGATAAGAAAACTAGCCCACAATGTAGGAAATTAGACGGCGAAAGGCTTTATATTGATGAAGCTAGAGCAGGTTTAAATTTACCA